AAAAAGAAGAAGATGAAGATTCTGAAGAAGAGGAAGAAGAAGTGAAAAAAGAAGCAGTAAGCGTTCCAAAAACTAAGAATCAAATGTTGAAAAACATTTATGATCAAATTAATGGAATGTTAAAAGGTGATTTAGCTACCAAGTATGAAGATATCATGGCTGCTACTGATCTTTCAATAGTTAAAGAAGAAGAAGAAGAAAAAGAAGAAAAAGTTCGTACTAAAGCAGCAGTAAAAACGGAAGACATTAAAATAGATGTCAAAGATGATGTTGATGCATTAGTACAAGGCGAAGAAGGTCTTACTGAAGATTTTAAAGAAAAAGCCTCAACAATTTTCGAAGCTGCAGTTCAAGCAAAAGTTGTTGAAGAAGTTAATTCCAAAATGGAAGAACTTGAAGCTCAACTGAAATCAGACGCAAGTTCCGAATCTGCAGAATTTGCAAAAGAACTTACAGAAAAGGTCGATGGATATCTGACCTATATTGTAGAAGAGTGGATGAAAGAAAATGAATTGGCAATCGAACGCGGTATCCGTACTGAGTTAGTTGAAGATTTCATGTCTGGATTAAAGACTCTTTTCACAGAACATTACATTGATCTTCCAGAAGAAAAAGTTGACATGGTTGATGACTTATTCACAAAAGTCGAAGACCTTGAAGGACAACTTGACGAGGAAATCAATCGTGGAGTAGAACTCCAAAAAGAATTGTCTCAGTTCAAAAAAGACGATGCCCTCAGAGGTGCTACTAAAGATTTGGCCGATACTGAAACGGAAAAAATCTCTAAGTTAGCAGAAGGTATTGAATATGAGAACGAAGAGCAATACATTGAAAAATTGAATGTACTTAAAGAAAGTTATTTTCCTAAATCTGATGCAGTTACCTCAGAGATCACAGAAGCGGATGAAACAATTGAAGTTTCTGATGAACGGACGGAAGAGAAGCTTAATGAAGACATGCAACATTATACATCAGCGATAAAACGTTATAATTCATAATAATTTTTAATTTTTAATATTAACCTATAGGAGAAAATATGTACCTAGCTGAAGACCTTCAAAAGAAGTGGGCTCCGGTGCTTGGACATGAAGATCTCGCCCCGATTAAAGATAATTATCGGAAGGCTGTAACCGCAGTTCTGTTGGAAAACCAAGAGAAAGCAATGCGAGAACAGGCTAATCAAGAAGGCGGAATCTTTGGAAACTTGCAAGAAGCAGCTCACGCAAATAAGACAGGTGGAAATATCGATTATGTCGATCCTGTTCTGATTTCGTTGGTTCGTAGGGCTATGCCTAATCTTATTGCCTATGATGTTTGTGGTGTTCAGCCGATGACAGGTCCAACCGGACTTATCTTCGCGATGAAAGCTCACTATACATCTCAGGCAGGAGTTGAAGGCGGCCATGACGAAGCCAACACTGACTTTTCCGGTATTGCGGGAACACACTCTGCTAACAGTAACCCAGCAGATGCCAGCATGACAACCGGTACTGGTATGACTACCGCCAACGCAGAATTAATTGGTGACGGAAGTACTTCAAATTATGAAAATTTCCCACAGATGGCATTCGCCATTGACAAAGTAACTGTTACTGCTAAGTCACGTGCACTCAAAGCTGAGTACACAATGGAATTGGCACAGGATCTTAAAGCCGTTCACGGTTTGGATGCTGAAACAGAATTGTCAAATATTCTGTCAAGTGAGATCTTGGCTGAAATTAACAGGGAAGTTCTGAGAACCATTTATACCAATGCTAAAACTGGTGCACAACATAACACCACATCCGGTGGAACTTTTGACCTTGATACAGACTCAAACGGACGTTGGTCAGTTGAGAAGTTCAAAGGTTTGATGTTCCAGATTGAACGTGAAGCTAACTTCATTGCAAAAGACACACGGCGTGGAAAAGGAAATATCCTTATCACATCGTCTGATGTAGCTTCTGCTCTGGCAATGGCTGGTCAACTTTCACAACCTGATATGGGTAACAACCTTAATGTTGATGACACAGGTGCCACAATGGTCGGTACTCTGAATGGTCGATTCAAGGTTTATGTTGATCCATATGCACCTTCCGCAGCAACTAACTATTTCACAGTTGGTTACAAAGGATCAAGTGCTTATGATGCTGGTCTGTTCTATTGCCCATACGTTCCATTACAAATGGTTCGTGCGGTCGGTGAGAATTCTTTCCAACCTAAGATCGGATTCAAGACCCGTTACGGTCTGGTTTCTAATCCGTTTGCTAACGATACAAGTTCCGCTAATAACGGAGCTGGTGACGGTTCGCTTACAGCTAACGCTAACCGATACTATCGCCACGTTATTGTTGCCAACCTTATGTAAAACATCTTTTACGAAGGTGGAGATTAAGAGGGGTCACAGATTTGTGACCCCTTTTTTTATGCTTACTAAATATTAGTATAATATGGAGATAGTGAAATGTATGAAGGACCTGATGCTCAAGGTATAGATTCTGTTTTTGTACTAGGAAACGGCCCAAGTAGAAAAAATATTGATCCCACAAAATTAAATGGAACAGTTATAGGATGTAATGCTTGTTATAGAGACTTTACACCTGATGTGATTTGTGCTACTGATGCAGGAATAATAAGCGATATTATTGACTCTGGATATGATGGTAAGTGTTATTTTACACATAATTCATGGAAGCTTCTCCCCGATGCATCATATGTCGCATTAAAGACGGGTAAAGAACGTGAAACATATCGAAGATTTGATGCAAAATATTTTGTATATATTTCTGGACTTGATAGTAATGTAGAAAATCCCCAAAGCTATATTTTCTGGGTTTCTCCAAGTATGGAAGATAAGATAAAAAATATAGGTAAAGAAGTTTATGGGTGGTCAACAGGAACTTCCGCATTACATATTGCATGTAGAGATTATACTTGGGATGATTATGAAAAGGTCTACTTATTAGGGTTTGACCACGATAATGACTATTATGATAATATCTATGCTGATACAGACCATTATTTCAGTAAAGATAGAGAAATGAGGGATGAATATTATAAATGGACTAAACAAATTATCAATACTATTCACAACCACCCCTGTATACAGTTTATATGGGTTAATTATCGTGGAGATAATTTTCCAAAACTACCAAATTTATTTTCAAAAGATGAAACGGAGATATGGCGAGTTTAGCAGAACAACCAAAAAATATAAATTATCTATCAAGTGTACAGTTTAAATTTGAACTTGTAGGGTACCCAGAACTTAATTTTTTTATTCAGGGTGTTAATTTACCTGGGCTATCGATGCAAGCGGCACAAATGCCTTTCCCTCGACAACCCGGAATTCAAAAGAATCTGGGTGTTATAGAATTTGAAATGCTCAGTATACAATTTCTTGTTGATGAGTATTTAAAAAATTATACAAGAATTTGGGAATGGATGATGAATAAAGATGCATCTGATACAAGTGCAGTATTAACTCTTTTATCTAGTCAAATGAATCCTTTTCTAGAAATAAATTTTAATGCTGTTTTCCCGATTGGTCTATCGGAACTTTTATTTGATTCCACTTCAGTAGAACCAGAATATAAGGTAGCTAATTTGACAATGAGTTACCGGAATTATTCAATTAATAGTTTGATAAATGATTAATGAAAAGAGATTTTTCTCTCTTGTTATGGATGTTTGCTTCTCCGCGTGAAACAAGAGATATTATACGATTAAATTTACATGAAGCTGGATTATTATACAAATATGCTTCGCAACAATCGGGTAATATTATATTAGAAATTGGTCGATATTGGGCAGGAACATTAATGTTACTTGCAATCGCGACTCATGATTCTAAAGTAAAAATTATTTCTATTGATGGAATTGAAGGATGTCATGATCCAGATGTAGATGATTGGTTAAATGATTACGAAGAAAAAGAACGAATAGATATTAAAGTAGGTAATTCCCATGCAATGGAAAATGTACCATTGTCTATGCTATTTGTTGATGGTGATCATTCATACGAAGGAGTTAAAAAAGATTTTATTCATCATTGGAATTATTTGAATGGTCCTTGTTTAGCTCATGATTATACTGATCCAACCTGTGAAGGAGTAACCAAATTTATAGATGAATGGGTCGAAGAAGGTTATGCCGAAATAATAGAACAAGTGCAAACGATGGTTGCCCTTAAAAAATTGAAAGATTATGAAGTTTGAAGACATACAGAAATCATGGACAGGTGATTGCAGTATTGATGATACTGAATTAGCAAAAGAATCTGTTAAAATTCCCCAGTTACACAACAAGTACTTAATTCTCTATTCTAATGAAAAGTTAAGACTCAAAACTATGCGTTATGAATATAGTAAACTTGTGAAACTGAAAAAAGAATATTATGGGGGGAAGTTGAGTGGTGAAGAACTGGAAGCCCTGGATTGGGAACCTTTTCAGCACAGATTACTTAAACAAGATATTGATGCCTATATTGATGCGGATGAAGATGTAATAGAATCCAAACAGAAAATGGCATTACACGAAGAAAAAGTAGATTACCTTGAAGCCATAGTAAAAAGTCTAACTACAAGGGGATATTTAATTAAAAATGCAATCGATTGGAAAAGATTCACTGAAGGACACTGATTCAATTTATCTTTCCAAGATAGATGAAGTATATTTAAAAATCAATTGTGAACCTTCTATAGCTCAGGAATTGTGCGATTATTTTACATTCACAGTACCTGGATACACATTTATGCCCTCATACCGAATGAAGTTATGGGACGGCAAAATTAGATTATTCAATATTTACAATAAACTCTTATATGGTGGATTGATAGCATATGTTTTTAAATTTGCAAAAAATAGAAACTATAAAATGGTTCTCGATGGCGATTGGTGGAAACCTGTCAAAATTGAACATAATGAATCCTTTATTAAAGATCTAAAACTTCCATTCGTTCCTAGAGATTATCAACTTGCGACATTTTATCATGCCCTGTCATACAAAAAAAGTTTAGTAGTATCTCCTACTGCTAGTGGTAAATCCTTAATAATTTATTTAATTGTAAGAGCATTGAACGTAAAGACTCTAATAATTGTGCCTACTACTTCACTAGTGTCACAAATGTTTGGAGATTTTAGAGAATACGGGTGGGATTCTGACAAACATTGCCATCAAGTTTATGCTGGTCAAGATAAAATTTCAGATAAACAGGTGGTTATTTCAACTTGGCAATCGATATACAAACTCAGCAAGAAAACTTTTGAACCATATAAATTGGTAATTGGTGATGAAGCTCACGGGTTCAAATCCAAATCCCTCACCACATTAATGACTAAATGTGTAAATGCTGAATATAGAATAGGCACCACAGGAACACTAGATGGAACTCAGACTCATAAATTAGTACTAGAGGGATTATTTGGGAAAATCTACAAAGCTACAACAACTAAAAAATTAATTGATAGAAAACAATTATCTCCATTTAGTGTGAAAATATTAATATTAAAATATCCAGATGAAATATGTCATGCAATAAAAAATTACAAATATGCAGATGAATTAGAATATTTGGTATCACATGATAAAAGGAATAAATATATTAGAAACCTAGTATTGTCTTTAGAGACAAATACGCTGTTACTTTTTCGATTAGTGAAAAAGCATGGACGCATTTTATATGACATGATAAAGGAGCAGGCAGATGTTAACAATAGAAAAGTTTTTTTCGTCTTTGGTGGAACTGATACTGAAACCAGAGAACAGATCCGAGCAATTACAGAAACAGAACAAGATGCCATCATCGTGGCAAGTTATGGGGTATTCAGTACCGGCATCAACATTAGGAATCTTCATAACATTGTGTTCGCTTCTCCTTCTAAATCACGTATCAGAAATCTTCAATCGATAGGTAGAGGATTACGGTTATCTGAAACAAAAGAAGAAACCATATTATACGATATTACCGATGATTTATGTTGGAGAAATAGAAAAAACTATGCTTTTCAACATCATGAAGAAAGAATTAAAATATATGATGAAGAAAGATTTCCATATAAAAAATATCACATTGCACTCAAGGAATAAATGGAACCGGTTCTCAATGAAGAAGATTTAAAAGTAATAAGATTG